TCGTTCATCATTATCTGGCTGGCGCAATCCATTACGCCTAAACCAACAACGGCCCCAGCAGTGACGCTGGAGCCGAAGTCGGCCAGCAGGAAATCATCGGAGATTTCCTGGATCATGGTTAGGAGGGGTAACGCGCAGCGCCGATGGCCACACAGCTCACAGGAGCCGAGTAGGACGATGCCAGGCCGCTGAACGAGACGCGGAAGAACTGCCGGAGTTCCTCGCGGGGGATTGAGATCCGCTGAGTACCCGCCGTGGCGGTCAGCTGGGCGAATCCGCCGCCGGTCACGTCGTCGTAGGTGCCGCCAACTGTGGCGCAATGCTGGATCTTCGCGTTGATTGTCCCGGCCGAGCTAGTGCCGGCGTTCAGGATGAACAGCGCATCACCATCAATAGCAGACAGGTCAACACCGGTGGTGTCGCTATTGGAGCTGAGCGTCGCAGGAGTGCGAATGTTGAAAACCTGGAGTTGCTCCAGATTTCGTTGCTGAATGGCCATGGATCAGTCCTCCGGGGTGGGGGTAGGGAATGCTTTAGTGCGCCGTGCCTTGGGCTCGGGCACAGGCGGTGGGGCAGGCTCAACCGCAATCTCCGCTAGGCCCAGGGCCAGCAGCTCATCGGCGACGCCTTGGGGCAGCTCCGCCACCTCACCAATAGAGAGATGGCGGCCGTCTGCTCTGCAGTTCGAGAGAATCTGCAGCCTCATGATCAGGTGCCCAGGGCGAAGGACTGCGGACGGCGAACCGCCACATCGAAGTCCTGATGCACGGTCAGGATCACCTGGCCGCTGGCGCTCTGGGTGTAGGGATCAATAACGACATCGAGCCCGGACCACATGCCCACCACGCAGTCGGCGAAGTTGCCGAACAAAACGTCGTTGGTCTGCATCTGGTTGGACACGGTGAACTGGTAGCCGTTCACGGTGCCGGCGTCGGTCATGATGTAGTCCGAGCCAGCAGCAGATGCCCGCAGGGTCTGCTTCAGGGCGCCCCGCACCACGCTGTTGCCGATGTAGCGCATCGAGCCGGCGTCAAGGTTGTCGATCGCCAGTTCAGTTTCGAGGTCCACGTAGTCGGCCCAGTCGCCGCAATCGTGCGTGCCGCTGCCAACACTGGCAGGGAACGTTTTGCTGGTGCCGCCAGCTAAGGTCACCGAACCAATGCCGGTGGTGGGGATGATGCCCAGCGGCTGGCCGTTGGAGCCGGTGCCGTAGCCGATGGTGTAGTCCATGCCGAGGGCGACGGAGTCGGCCATGTCAAGGCGCACCAGGTTCTCAACGTCCGGGGAGCTCTGTATCATCATCCGGCGGCTGATCGGCACGCGAACGCCGATCTGGCGGGGGACCATGTTCACCAGGCCGAAGGTCAGCTTGCTGTTGGTGACATCAGCGTTTTCACCCACGAAGTAATACTGGGAGGAGCCCAGCTTCTTCGGGATCTCAACGTTGCCATCCAGGCCGCTGAGCATCGTCAGGCCGCTGTTCAGGAACGCCGAACGATTGCGGATCAGGTCAATGAACTGCGCATCGAGCCGGTTAGTGCCGACCAGCGCTCCACCGTCGCCGAAGGTGCCGGCGACTTGGCCGGGGGTCTCAGCAGCACGGTTGGAACCCAGCACTTCCCAGGGAATCAGAACGCCACTGGCGGAGCGGGAGTGCTTGACCTGAGCGGCGCGGGCTACTTCCAGCTCAAAGCCGGCAGCGTCAGCGGTGCGGGGGTTGGGGTCGGCCAGGTAGGCGGCGACGCGGAGGAAGCTATAGCGCTTCACCTCACCCTTGCTCAGGCCCAGTTCTGTGGCGCCAGCGTCATGGACGCGGCCCTCAAACTCAACCTTGCGCATACCCAGCTGTTGCATGACCACCGCGCGGGCGGCGTCAACGCTGGAGTCGTCGTTGATCAGTTTCTCCGCCAAGTCGGGGAGGTTGAACTCGGAGCACATGCCGCGGATGGCAGCAGCGCGGTCACGCTCGGCACGCCGGGCGTCCTGCTGCAGCTCCGCCACGTTGATTTCGGTGGTCATTGGAGGCTCATCGGAAGTTTTAGCCGGCTCGGCGGCCTGTTGACACTTCAGACTAGGGACTGCTTCCGCTTCCACAACAGCAGCAACAACAAGCGCAGGTTCGACCGGTGCCTCGGGCTCGGGTGCGGCTTTGGCCTTGGCCTCAGGCTCTACCCACGGATCATCCATCGCCCGGCCCAGGCCCACGGTCTGGTCGGCGGGGACGCTGACGCTGGAGACCTCCAGCACGTTCCACTGGGTGACAAAGACCGTTTCCTCGACCATGCGCACGTCGTTGATCTCATAGGCGAAGCTGACATTTCTGACGATGCCCGCCTCCACGTCCTGGCGGCGCTTCCACTCTTCAGAGCCGCGCTCCAGTGTGTTGGGACTCCACTTCACCGTTGCGTATAGACGCCGGTCGTCGCCCATCCAAGCCTTCTCGGCAACGCCCAAAACGACATCCCTGTCATGGTTCCAGAGGTAAACGCCGCCATCATTCATTCGGGCTAGGTCCACCGCATCGGGTTCATGGACAAGAACCTCGGGGCCGTACCAGCGATTGACTGGCACTTCAGAACTGAAGCTGAAGGTCAAGGTTTCGTCGGTGCGCTCCTCAATCTTGAAGTCCGCTGTCGCGTCACGACGTTGCGGACCCTTCAGTTTCGACAGGTCCATGCTGGCTTGGTGTTTGACTTAAGGCTATGGATGAGGCTCCCCTAGCTTTCTGATTCCGTATCTGCAACGGGTTGACTCGGGCGAGGCTGGGTTTCTTCTTCATCTTCCTCTTCCTCGTCTGACAGCGGCGGCAGCTCAGGCTCCGGCTCTGGGGAGCCCTGTTCCTCCATCGCTGCCAGCAGCCCTAGGTTCTCCTTCAGCTCGTTTTCCCTGGCAATCTGGGCCATCACTAGCTCAAACTGCTCGCCGGAATATTCGGCAATTTGCTCACTGTGTGATTGGAGCAACAGGCCCCGCGACATCTCTATCGCCTTCATTTCCTTGGCCGGATCAACCCAGCTCCAGCTCCGCGCCTGCCATCGCGGCGACTTGTAGCGCTCTGGATTCGTCCAGTAATCGTTAAACGCAGGCGAAGGCAACTCACCCGCCAGCGCGGCCGCACGCAGCCATTCCTCGTACACTCGCTGGTGAAACAGCTGGATGATCACGGACTGCACTACCCGCCAATGATCGCGGTCCTCAAGGATTGACAGGCGGCTACTGCTGTAGTTCGTCTGGCTGAAATCACGGCTCAGCGTCTCGTAGGAACACCCGAACCCCGCTGCAAACCTGCGCGTCAGGTTTCGCACAACGTTGTCGTACTGCCCATCGTCCGGCCCGAAGTCAGGCGCCACCGGTTCTTGCCCCGGTTCCAGGAAGTTCCAGCTGCCGGGCTCGGTATTGATCAGCCGCTGGCCGTTTTCGACTGCATCGCCCTGCAGCTCACCGTCCGGCGTGCGGATCCAGCCCAGTGATGCCGCCTGAACTCTTTTTCTTACCCAATGGGCTTTCTCGTACTCCCCCAGGTTGTGGACCGTCGCGATCACACTGGCCAGCCAGGGCACGCCACGGCTCGCGCCGATCCGCTCAGGCAGAAACACATGGATCATGTCCTCAGCCGGCACCAGCGTGTGCTTCAGCTGCGCGTCACGGCGGTTCAGGCCCAGCTCCACATCGCCAGGGTGCCGGGTGAGGATCGCGTACCGGGTCGGTCGGCCCCACTTATTGATCTCCACGCCCAGCCGCCATTCATGGCCCGCGCGATCTGAAACGCCAGACTTATCCTCATCGAGCTGGTGCGCCTCGATCAACTCAAGCGACAGCGGCACCTGGCCCTGCCCCATCGGCTGGCGCACGATCCGCACCAGCGCCTCGCCCGACTCCGGCAGTGCGCCTGCGATCATCATTTCAAATCCGTGGAACGTCAGCCGCCCAGCTACGTCGCAGGTGTCGGCCCGGCACCACTGCCGCCAGGCGCTCTCCAGGATCCGGTTGCAGCGGGTGTCCTTCTCGGTCCCGTTGGCCTTCATAACCTGGCCCTGCATCTGGATCCCGCGCGGACCCACCACGTTGATCTGGGTCGTGCGTTTCGCCTGCCGCGCGTAGGGGTTATCCCGCACCAGCATGTGCGCCCGGTCGCGCATCACCCGCAGGCTCACCCGCAGCTCTGCATCGGCCGAGGTGGTCGGCGCCACCAGGTCATGCAGCAGCCTGTTGCGGCGTGCTGCCTCATACATCCGCTTACCCTCCTGTCTCCCGTGCCGAGTGGTCAGGATCTGCCGCACGAACCAGCTGCGAACTCCCATCAGTCCATACCTCCGAACCGGACATACAGCCGGCGGGGATCACCCATGCCCTGGGCGATCATCTCGGCGCGTTTCTCTCTCATCACGTCAGCCTTAATCCGGTCGCGCCATTTGATCAGTTCCGCCAAATCAGCACGCCGCACCTTCCGGCCGCCGGTGCCAAGACTGCCGATCTGATACTCCTGTGCGCCACTCGTCAGCGCGCGGATCGCCTCTTCCACCGCAGCAAGGTCACGCTGCGCTTGGCTGCGGTCGTCGAACGCTCCGGCGGTGCCGCTGAATGCCAGGCTCCGGCGCAGGGTGAAACTCCCGCGCCCGGTGGTCAGCGGTGCGCCATCCACCGTTGAGACCACCTGCAGCTCCCAAGCGCCGGCAGCCATCGCCGCAGTGGTCTGTGCCGTCAGCACCACCTGCCAACCGTCATCAGTATCGGTGGCCTGGGCCTGCACGCCGGCACCAGCAGCGGCAGCACGAAGCCACACCGTCACAGCCGTGGCGTCATGGGCGACGCGCAACTCGATCCACTGGATCCTGTCGCCCTGGTAAAACTCGGCCGGCTGGGGCATTAGATCACCTTGAAACTGCGCGATCGGCGCGGCGCCGGCTGCTCACAGGCTATGGACGCCTTCACCTGCGCTTCCAGTTGATCCCACATCGTCGCGCGGTTGTAGCGGCGGGCGACCAGCTGCAGCGCGACGTAGGCCATGCGGGTGCAGTCGCCGCCTTCGTCACGGCTGCCGGGGGGCAGGTCCCACTTGTACTCACGGCGCTCCTTGGTCTTAGGAACCCACTTCCACGGAAACAACTCGCGTAAGAAGTCACCAGTCGACGCAGTGCCAAAATGCAGATAGCCGGGCCCCGGTTGCTCTACCCTGAGCTGCTTTTTCAGGTGGTTCACGCTATTGGTGTAACCCACCGTGTAGAGCTTGGCTCCCTTTGCAATGGTCTGGTTTTTCTTGTTGACCTCCACCGGCTTGCCTTTCTGGATGATCGGCAGATCTTTGGCGCCTGATCCTTTCATCGCCGCCCATCGATCCGTGCGGGTCCTGCAGTAGTCCTCCACTTGCTTGCTTGACAGTCCGCCATGGTCAATGCCGCCTAGGGCGATGCGCATCTTCCCTCCGTCCTGCCGGATCCAGGTGGTCTGGCTTACCTGATCCAGCTGATCCCACACTTCCTGTTGCTGGGGGTCGCCGTCGATCTCATAATGCGCAATATGCCAGCCCTCTTCGCCGCGGCCCCACCCCCATACCGTTAGTACC